ACAACCTGACCCAAGAATGACAGGACAATCTGTATATACATTTCTTGCAGAAGATATTTTATTTACAGGCAATGGCTATTTACAAATACTTGAACTTGGTGCAGACGGACGACCATTATCAGCACAATGGATTTCATCATCACGTGTAACAAAAACTTTAGATGCTTTAGGCATAAACGTTACAGGATATTCTGTTGACGGAAACCAAGTACCAAACGCAGGACTAGGTTCTTTAATACCATTTACAGGATATGACGAAGGATTATTAAATCGCGCAGGAACAACCATTCTTACTGCGTTGGCATTAGAAAAAGCAGTTAAAAGATTTGCAGATGAACCAACACCTAACGTTGTGTTGAAATCAAACTTGCCAATGCCAGCAGAAAGAGTTACAGCCCTATTAAATTCATGGAAAGAAGCACGCAACACACGCGGCACAGCTTTTGTAAACGACACCATTGACTTTCAAGCAATTGGTTTTAGTCCAGAACAAATGACTTTGAATCAAAGCCGACAATACATGGCTTCAGAAATTGCTAGGGCTTGTAATTTACCTGAATGGTATCTTGGCGCAAACGCAGGCGGCAGCATGACTTACTCAAACACAATTCAAGAACGCCGAGCACTTGTAGATTTTTCACTCAAGCCTTTAATGACAGCAATAACATCACGACTATCAGATATTGACATAACCCCACGCGGATCATACGTCAAATTTGATTTATCAGAATTCTATGCGCCAAGTGCGCTAGAAAGAGCTGAAATATTCACAAAGTTAATACCTTTGGGAGTTATGACAGTTGAAGAAGCAAGAATCGAGGAAGACTTAATAAATGAATAATTATGTAAAGTTTTCTACAGACATTATTGCAGCTAATTCATCAAAACGTGAATTAACAGGTGTAATAGTGCCATTTAACAAAGTTGGTCACACAAACATGGGTGACGTTGTATTTAATCAAGGTTCATTAACCATTGGTGACGGAATTAAATTATTTACAGAACACGACATGACAAGACCAATTGGAAAATTAAAATCATACGAAGAAACCAATGAAGGAATAGTTGGCACATTTAGAGTTGCAAGAACAAACGCTGGTGATGACGCTTTGGCTGAAGCCCAAGAAGGATTACGCACAGGTTTCTCAATCGGCGCAATGATTGACGATTATGTCACTAAAGGTGAACAAGTAATTGTTAACGCAGCAACATTAAAAGAAGTATCACATGTAACATTTCCTGCATTTGGTCAAAATGCACAAATAACTGACGTCGCAGCAAGCGAATCAGAACAACCACAAGAAAGCGAGCAAACTATCGTGTCAAACGAAGTAACTCCAGAAGTAGTAGAAGAAGTTGCAGCTGAAGTTGCAGCTCCTGTAGTAGAAGCTGCTGCAGCCGAACGCATTGTTCGTCCAGCAATCTTTACTGCACCAAGAAGTCCAATCGTTGGAAAGGCTTCATACTTAGAACACAGCGTAAGAGCTGCATTAGGTAACGAAGATTCACGTCAATACGTAATGGCAGCAGATACCACAGGTAACAACGCTGCATTTATTCCAACACCACAATCAGCAGAAGTAATTAACGGCGTTGCAAACGCAGACCGCGGTGCAATCGACGCAATTTCACGTGCAACACTTCATGCATCAGGAATGTCATTTGAAATTCCAAAAATCACAACTGCAACAACTGTTGCTGAAACAACAGAAGCCAACGCAATATCTGAAACAGATATGGCTTCATCTTTTGTTTCTGTTTCTGTTAAAAAATACGCAGGACAACAAACATTCTCAGTAGAATTGTTAGATCGTTCTTCACCAGCATTCTTTGACGAATTAGTTCGCCAAATGGAATTCGCTTACGCAAAAGCAACTGATCTAGCTGTTGTAAACGGTATTGCAGCAGGATCAACAGATGGTGGAAACCGCACATTCGACGCAGCAGGTCTTCTAGACTTTGTTGCTGACGGTGCAGCAGACATCTACGCAAATTCCCTAGGATTTGCACGTAACTTGCTTGTATCTCCAACCGCATGGGGAACAATCATGGGCTTCAACGACGCAGGTCGTCCAATCTACAACGCTTCACAACCAAGCAATGCTGGTGGAAACGTTGGACCAACTTCCTTAATTGGAAACGTTGCAGGACTAAACCTTTACGTATCACGTAACGTTGCAGCTTCAGGCGACTACTCAATGTTTGTCATCAACCCAGATGCATACACTTGGTACGAAAGCCCACGTCTACAACTACGCACCAACGTAATCAACACAGGTCAAATCGACGTTGCTTACTACGGCTACGGCGCATTAGCAACAAAAATTGGCGCTGGCGCTTACCGATTCATGGTTGCATAACCATAATCAACTAAACGTGTGGGTGGTTCGCCCCTGTGCCACCCACACCCCTAAAGAGAGGAACAAAAAATGCCAGTTTTAGTAACAGCTAGTGAGTTAAGAGCTGTACTTGGTGTTCCTGTTGCTCTTTATTCAGATGCACAACTTGATTCAATTATTGAAACTTCAGAAGACGCAATTGGTGACTTTCTTATTCAATGGAAAGTTGGAATTGACAAACATTATTCAGCAAACACAACTACAACAACTATTCACACAACAAGACCACATGGATTTTATGACGGACAAACAGTTGCCATATCTGGCGTAGAAGCACACGTAAACGGCAACAAAACAATTTCAGAAATAGTAGACCCATACACTTTTAGAATTACAACAACAGGTGCACCAGTTCACACAGATTGGTATAACACAATACCTAACGGAATTGCTGCAGAAAACGATTTATCACAATACAACGGCGTAGACGCAGTAGAAGAAGCCGTATTACAAATTGCTGTAGACGTATTTCAATCAAGACTAGCTGCAGGTGGCACACAACAAGCCCTTGATTACACACCAGCCCCATATCGCATGGGTCGCACACTTTTGTACAAAGTAACAGGTTTAATAAGCAAATACATTGACTCCAATAGTCAAGTAGGTTAATTATGGCTCTTAGTACGCTACGTGCAGGGCTTAAAACAGCAATAACAGATAACACAAAGTTTACGGCTTATGATCATGTGCCAGAAATTATTATCCCGCCAGCAGCTCTTATTTTGGCTGGAGACCCATACCTAGAACCAATTGTTATAGGTAACAACAAGAATTGGTACGTAAGACTTACTTTAGAAGTAGTCAGCACTACGTATTCAAACCCAAGCGCATTAACAAACTTGGAAGATGATATAGAAACAATCTTGGCACTTATACCGACAAATTGGATTATACTGTCAGTATCAAGTCCGAGAATTAGGCAGACAAACAGCACAGACATGCTTACTGCTGAAATACAACTACAAACAGCCTACACAGGCTAAGGAAGGCAACAAATGGCAACAACAGTTTTAAGTGGTCGTCAATTATCACTCAGCGTTGGCGGCAAAACTTACTCAGAACAAATTTTAGATTCTGCTATCAACTTTGATACCGAGCGTTTAACTTTTGACACCCTTGCAGGCAAAGCCTACAAGTACATTGACTCAAACGTCACTTTAGATTTAACTTTCTTAAATGACGCAGGAGCAACACCAAACAGCCTATACGGCGATTTGTGGACTGCTACTGAAACAGCACCAGATACAACACTTGCTTTTGTTTTGACTTTAAGAACAGGTGTTACATTAACTGGAACAGTATTACCAAATTACCCAGGTGTATCTGCATCAGGTGCAGACGCACAACAGGTAACAGTATCTCTACAAGTTGTAGGAATTCCAACAGAAGACCTAACAGCGTAACAACAACCAAAGAACAGGGGCACACAAATGCTTAAATTAAAAATACGTTGGGAATTAGAAACAGGTGAAGTTTATGAAGAATGGACTAGACCTAATGAACTTGCCCAAGCAGAAAAAGAACTTTACAACAATCGTTCAATTATTAAAATTCTTACCGAAGAAAGCAGTCCAAGTAATCAGCTTCTTTTGTTTTTGGGTCATAAGATCCAGCAACGTGTCACAAAGAAAATGGAAAACTTTGAGACTTGGAAGTCAAAGGTTACCGATATTGCAGCTGTTGATTTTGAGACAGCAAATTTTACGAAGCCCGAAGTATCGGGCGCATAGCAGTCGAGTTAGCAATAGCGACTGGGATACCACCCGATTATTGGCTGAGTGCAGAACCAGATTTATGGGCAACAGCTATAGAAGTATTGAACGAGCGCAATAATGGCTAGAGCTATAAGTCTTGTTCCTGTTGATAGAGATTACAAATCTTTATTGCGTACGTTTGGCAAAATGGATGATATTGCAAAAAATGATATGAAACAAATTGCTAAAGATTTAGCAGAACGTGGCGCTGCTTATGCTCAAGGTTCAGCAGCACGTGCACCATATAACCCTAAACAAGCTGTTGCAGTTGCAGAATCTATTAAAGTTTCTAAATCAGATAAAGCACCTTCGTTTAGTATTGGTGGTCGTCAAAAAGTTGGTGCTAGTGCTTTTAGTGCTGGTTATGTAATAATGGGTTCAGAGTTTGGATCTAAACAGTACAAGCAGTTCCCTAGACGTTCACCTTCTCAAGGTAGAGGTAATCGTGGTTGGTGGTTGTATCCTGCTATGTCTAGATTCCAACCAACTATTGCAAGGGAATGGTTAGCAGGCTTTGAAAAAGTCAGAGACGCTTGGACAGGTAGAGTTTAATGGCTGATATTAGGACACTTAAATTAGCGTTACTTGCTGACACCAAAAACTTTATTGACGGACTTGATAAAGCCGATAAAGAAACACGTTCATTTACAAACAAACTTGATGATGCATTAAAAGTTGGTGCTGCAGCATTTTTAGCCGTTGGTGCAGCTGCTGGCGCTATGGCAATCAAAATAGGCACAGATGCTGTTAAAGCTGCTATTGAAGACCAAAAAGCCCAATTAAGCCTTGCCCAAACTTTACGTAACACAACTAAAGCAACAGATCAACAAGTAGCAGCAGTTGAAGATTACATTGACAAAACAGCACGTGCTACAGGTGTAACAGACGACCAATTACGTCCAAGCCTAGACAGACTTGTTAGATCAACAAATGATGTAACCAAAGCACAAAAACTTCAACAACTAGCCCTTGATATTGCTGCAGGCACAGGCAAAGACCTAGCCACAATCACAGAAGGCTTAGGCAAAGCATACGACGGCAATCTTGGTGCACTTAAACGCCTTGGTGTATCACTTGATGACTCAATTGTTAAATCTAAAGATTTTGATGCAGCTGTTAAAGTATTATCGGAAACTTTTGCCGGGCAAGCAGACATAGCCGCTAATTCTTTTGCTGGACGCATGGCAAGAGTAAATATAGCTCTTGAT